TCAACTTTCGGGGGCTAGGTCACCACACTCCCTGCAAACATGATACCTCACCGGTGGGCGACTGACATAACATCTCACATTTTTGCTTTTACATCTTGGACATCGTAACGGAATAAACGTTACTCCATAATCACAATCATCAACAGGAATCTGTTCCTTTTGTTCTTGTGCCTTTCTTTTCTTTAACCAATTATCATGCCTATTAAGCCATCGCCCGCCCATTATAGCCAAGCCCCATCACGTTTCTTAATCCAACTACTACGACTATGTTCATTGCTTACAATTTGCTGATGTACTCTCGTTGCTCCGTCTTGTCGAATATTTAAAGCCCTGATAATATCTGCCGCGGCTACAGCATAAACCTCCGCATCAAGATAATGATTAGCAACTGCCGCTTTTTTCTTTTGCCAGACTTCTTTAGCTTTTCCTGTATTTCTATTTCTAATTAAAACTTTATGCTCTGCTGTAAACTGGCTTAAATATTCCTCAAATGGATTATTAAATATATGCCATTTCCTAGGATCCTTTGACGCAACAAGCCTGCTGATTTTATCTTTGTATTGTGTGACATTAATATTCCATAAAACTAACCCGCCTCGAATAACACTCCCTGTTCTTGAATTGATATCTATTTTTGAAGCACGATAAAATCTGCCTCCAGTTATCTCCTCTTGTCCTTTAACAGCCTTTGTCTTATCTCGCCATTGCCTGCAAAAAGCATAGACCTCATCTGTGCGATATCCTGAATCAATACAGCTCATATAAACAGGAATGGTTTCATTGCTATTAATCTTTTTATATTCTGTTCTAAAAAGAACCTCTACAATATCTTCCCAATACTCAACTCTATCAGCGCGAATAAGCCATGATTCCTCACAGTAGCCCCAACCGCGAATAACATAATAAAAATGATCTTTTTGAACATCAACTCCGGCTGTTAACACGAACACATCATCAGGAACAACACCTTGCGTGTAATCACATGATAGTGATCTTATTTTATCAACCGTTGTTTCCTCAATCTTCTCCTCCCAGACCTCCGCAAGCCACGAATTAACAAAATTCATTAAAAGCTCAATGTAATCTTTTGATTTTAGGAATTCAGCTACGATGTCACTCCATGTAAGCCACGGAGAGTACAAAGAATTAATCCAAAATCCTCTATGTTTACTTTTGATATGATCACCTGTAATGTTGCCGTCATCATCTATCTCAGCTCCGTACGGAACCCACTCACCATTAAGCAGAATTCTATTTTTTTGATAATCTTCTATTCTTTTATTGCAATGACAACACTCATACCATGCCAGCCTCTCATTCTTAATTTTTTCTATTGATCGTTCTTTCTTTGGCCATTTAATCTGCCCGAACACCAAAACCTGATAACCTCCGCAATGAGGACATGGCACATAAAACTTCCTTTGATCTGATTTCTCATACTCACGAAAAACATAACCATCGCGCGTAGTCGGCGTTGAAACCTTAACTGTCTTTTTATTCCAAAAAGTCTTTTGCCGTTCACTGGCAAGCTTAATAGGATCTGCCTCCCTACCTGAAAACTTTGGATATTTATCAATCTCATCTAAGAACAAATATCGTATTGGGCGCGATGCCAAATCCGCAGGGCTATTTGAACCAGCAAAATAAAGAATCATCCTATCCAAACGATATTCAAGCTTTGTGATATCATCTGCGAGTTTTGGTAAATGATTACGCAATATATGAGAACCTTGCATCATTGGAAGCACGCGATTATATGAAACACCTTTTGCATCATTTTCTCGAGGCAACACAACAAGCGTGGGTCCAGGATCCTGATCAATAATATATCCCAACATATTAAACATACCTTCTGTTTTACCAACTTGAGAGGATGCCATAACCGTAATCTCCTCAACTTGACTATCCGTAAAAGCATCCATAACGCCTTTAAGATACGGCGTGCGTGATGTTTTCCATCTCCCAGGCTCAGCAGACGTAACAGGATTAAGATAACGATAGTTATCAGCCCATTGGCTGACTGTTATCTTTTCCGGGCGCTTCCACGCTGATTTTTCCTGCTGTGTCCAGATTTGCTTGTGTTTCTTTCTTTTTGACATTAGGTTTTCTTTCTCCTGCAAATTCATCAATAATTTCTGCAATAGATTCATAAAGAATTGCTTCAATTTCTCTTGGCTCTTTCATTGCCATAGCTGATGCAAGCCTTGTAGGCAAAGCAAGAAATGCCCGCTTAACAGCTATAATTCTTACGATGCGATTCTTTTCTACTTCATCTCTTGGCAACAACTCACCTGTCATTTTCTTAAGTTCAAGCTCAAGCAATGACGCCTTATACATTCTGATCTTCTCATCCCAATATGCCCTGCCTTCTGTTGCACCTTCATCAACACTGCCTATTTTATCCTCATACCATTTTTTGATTTCCTCTAGGTTATAATTACCATCTTTTGTAACTGGCATTCCGTCGCGTTTCCACCGATAAACCGTACGCCACGAAACATCCATTATTTTGGCAACCTCATCAGTTGTTTTAACAATTGCCTCATCAAGCGGCTCTGCCTCAAAATCTTCAAGCTCCTTTATTTCCTGCTTTGATAAAGGCTTTCCACTATACATTTTTTCAATTAAATAGAGATAACGTTTCTTGCGCGCGATCCCAGCTAAATTTTGATTCTGTTCTGCCACTTAAGCCCCTTCCAATATTGCTTTCTTACCTGAAAATTCTTCCCAGCGTTTAACTGCCACATCACAAAACACAGGTTCTAATTCCATTGCAAAAACACGCCTGTTCAAACGTTCGCCCGCAATAATCTGTGAGCCAGAACCACTGAAAGGCTCATAGCAAATATCGCCTGGCTGTGTATGAACACGCATAGGAATTGCAAAGACTTCTGTAGGCTTAACTGTTGGATGCTCTATTCCTGTGTTACGTTTCTTTCCCTCCCAATCAAGCTCCCAAATATCTGTGTAGTATTCTGGCGTAGTGGGATCTCCAGCTTTTAAATAATCAATTGTCCATACAGTTCCAATTGATTTATCCTTTGGTCGATACGCAGGTTTTTTACCTTTGACCCACATTAAAAGACAAGGCTCATGTCGCCACGAATAAAAAGAAAATGTTAAAACAGCACAAGGCTTAACCCAAACAATCTGCTGATGAACAAGAATGCCCAATTCATTACAGACATCATCAATCATTGATCTACGCTTGGAGGCATGCCATAAATACAATGCCGAGTTTTCTTTAATAAATTTCAATCCAACAGAATAGAACTTTTTTATAAATTCCCTCGCATCAGGAATATCGACTTCATGATAAACATCAGACCAATCACGCCCGCCTGTTGGTCTATTAGCTCCTGTATAATCAACACAGTAAGGCGGATCAGTAGCAAACAAATCAGCCTTTTCATTATTCATTAATCGCGCGACATCTTCTTCTTTTGTGCTATCACCACAAAGCAATCTATGCTCTCCTAAAATCCACAGATCACCTTTCTTTGTTATTGCCTTTTTGGGTGGTTCGGGAATATCGTCTGGTAATTTCTTACCTGCTCCGATATTCTCCATTTCAAATTCAGACACCTGATCACGAAGCTCTTTTAATCGAAGCGCAATATACGCATCGTTATCTTCTGTTCGTAGCTTTTCTAGCAAAGGAATCAAAGCCGCTGTCCACTGCCCTGCAATCTCCTGCGAGTTAAGCGTTACATTCATTGCCATCTCAGCAACCTCATCAACATCAACCATGATCGCTGTAACTTTTTCAACACCTTCTGCCTTTAAAATCTTATATCTTTGATGCCCAGATATGATTCGCATATTGCGTTTATTGATAACAAGCAAATCCACCATGCCAAACTTTTCCAAGGACTGCCTAAGCCCTGAAAGTGACTCATCTGATATCTCTCTTGGGTTGTATGGAGCTGGTTTAATTACTGACATACTGACATCGGCAATGTCAGGGTTAACGTTAATTTTTGTCATCTTTTCCGCCTTTCTTAAAGGAAATACATCTTCCTAACTCGTTTATTTGCAATGTGTTTGCCATAAAATGCCACACTGGTAAGGCTTTCTCTCTAAAAACATAATTGACACTGACATCGAAAAAAAATTCTACTATCACTGACAACATGCGCCTCACCTGACCCTCGGCCCAAGCCCCCATGGGAAGGACCCATTTATCTATACTGAATATAAATATTTTATCCTCCATTCAGTAGGTAACAGATGCTGTTATAGTTGCTGCTGCTAGCCAATAGACTGCGTGTCTAATATCTCCGCAATAGAAATAAACAACAGCTGCGCACACATCAAGCACAATTAATATCGTTGGAAATATTTTCTCCATTATCTTTTCACCGATCTATTACCTTCCTGAATATGCCGAAGTATATCTGCCATGCTTCCTGTGTTTTCATTCTTCAAGCTCTCACCCTCCTCAACGTTCTTATTAGCAAAGTAAGCCTCACTCTCCATTCTTAAGACTCTTATAAACCATGGATAAGGCTGATGAATCTTGCCCTTGTCTTTTTGATACTGATCACAAATCTTAATCAAAACATCCTCATCAATATTCTGATCCTTACTCCACCCAGCATCTTTTTTAAATTTATTAATAAGCTGATAAATATTGAATCCTTGTTTATAAACAAAATCTAGCAATTCTTTAGTTTTTAAAGAAACAGCTTTAGCTGGCGAAGCCTGTTTATAAACTATCTCTTCCCCATTCTCTTTCCCATCCCCATCCCCATTCCCAACTGTGATATTTGTAGCGTAACCGTTGTTTAACGGTTGCTTAACGGTTAAAGATTGTTTAGGTGGCGGCGGGATTTCGCTAACACGTTCTGTCTTATGAGGTTTTTGGTGTTTCTGCCAACTGATGATCTGGTAATATTTCTCTCCGTTAATCTCATAACGGTTAATGAACGGTCTTTTAACGTTCTTCTTAGGGTTAGCCAACAGTTGCATTATTTTCTCAGCATCGATCTCATCGTAAGGCATGATATCAACCTTAAGTCTTTCAGGACGGTCTTCTCCGCGACCTTCTCTGTCCGCTTGAATCCATAAGCCTTGATAGAATAGTCTTGCCTCAAATGGAAGCTCTTTTATATCTTCGTCTTTAAAGAAGTCTGGTTTTAAATATCTAATTCTTGCCATAGGTTCACGCCTTTACAAATTCATACCAAGCCATGTTGCCTTTTAGTCCTTTGACTGTTTGTTCTTTTGCGCTTAACCTACGGACTCTGCCTTGCTGAACAAAATCTCTAATTGTTCTATCTGCTCGCAGATAATATACGTTTGAACCAAAAGCAATAACCTCCGCTTTGGAAAATATCTTCTTCTGTCTGCACCACCTCAACAATTGTTTCTCTTTGGATAAAAAAAGATCCTGCTTACTGTTCATTTTTTACCACCTTCCTTTTTCTGACTTTAAAATTCGCTTCCAAAAGTCTGTCCTGATTGTATTTACTTAAACTTTTATAAATACTCTTAAGCCCTCGAATAATTTTCATCGTGTATCCTTTCTACTGTGAATGAGTCCTCTCCATAGAACTTTGTGATTCTCCAGGTAAAAACCTCTGCGGTGTGTTCACCAACCGGAGTTGAAACATCAATCACAACTTTGTTATTAGCTGCCAGATATGCTGTATTAAGGCGTGCCTTTGCCTGACCAAAAAAACCTTCTGTTGCCAATATCGCCTCTGACAGATGTTGTTCTATGTCATTCTTACTAATTGAAATATGAAATCTATATCTACAAATCTTCATCTTTGCCCCCTACACCCTTAAACGTAAAAAATTAAGAAAATGCACCATCAAAACTAAAAAAACTTATGCAATCCTTTTTCCTCAAAGAAACGCCTGATCTTTTTTACTTTTCGATAAACAGTGTTTCTATGCATATCCAACGACAAAGCAACGTCATTAAAATTTGTGCCTTCCTGCATAAGCAGTTCGCATATCTTCTGCTCATCTAAAGAGAGCTCGCCAATAACATCTCTCACCAAATCTGCATCAATGCCGCTCTTATCTGAATCTGCAAAGAAATCATCTAATGGAATATCTGCTGTCATATAATTAACCTTGTCTTTATTACTTTTACGTTTTCTCAAAATGTTTAAAATAAAATTTACGACAATCTTTTTCATCACAAACCGGTGTTCATCAGCCCTATACTTATCCCGGCAAAATAACCAATGCATCAATACTTCCTGCAATAAGTCATCAAATCCTTCCCTCTCTAGAACTTTGTTTTTAAATATGAGCGATTCGATAACCTTAACCGCCTTCTTAACCTCCCAAACCTCAAACAACCCCTGATAAGAATTCCTGTAATTCATAAGACACCTCACTTTTTTTTGAAGTGTCTTTTTGAATCCTCCCCAAAAACATCTTAGGCAATGTCAAGTCGCAATATAATTACGGACGGGTGTCGGACTGTGTTACATGCCTAATTGTTAATTTCTTATGCCCAAACATTTCCTCCTCAGTAGGTTCTCTGCGCAATATTCCTCGCAAAACATCGCGTACAGCTTTCACTAAAAGCTGGTTCTGATACCTCTGCTCAGATGGGTCCATGGGAAATTTCGCGTATCTAATCTCAAAGCCCTTATGAAACTTGTCATGAAACTTACATTTATTTGCCATGTCTACCCCCTCTACACCCTTAAACGTAAAAAATTAAGAAAATGCACCACACATGGTGCATTTTTTTAAAAAAATACGTTTAAGGGTATAGAGGGCTAAAGCTTGACTTGTTATTAAAAATGTTATAGGGGTTGTAGAAAGGAGAAATGCTATATGATTGCTGAAAAACAAAAAAGCAAAAAAAACAAACGATACATCATTTACACAAGATGCTCTACCGATGATCAGGCTCAGGGTGAATACACCACGCTTGACGCTCAAGCACATCATTGCAAAAACATGCTTGATGCCTTTGGATACAAGTTAAAAAGCGTTGTTAATGATGATGGATATTCCGGAAAAGATCTCAATCGTCCCGGGATTCAGAAAATCCTTAAAGACATAAACAAAAAGCGGTCTTTTGACGGAGTAATATTCTTCCGCCTTGACCGCTTGACGCGAAACCCAAGGGATTTATATTCTTTGATTGATTTATTCAGGGACAGCGATATTGATTTTATCTCTGTGAGGGAAAACTTAGACAGCTCGACAGCTATCGGCAGAGTCGTGATTGGAATTTTGGGATTGTTATCTGCGTTCGAGAGGGAATTAACTGGTGAACGCGTAAAGGCATCTGCACTTGCACGTGTGCGCCAAGGCAGATGGGTTGGTGGAATATTACCATATGGATATAAACTTATTCCTGACGGTGAGCGCCTACCAAATGGAACTCAACCTAATAAAATTATTATTGATGAAAACGTTACTCCAATATTAAAACTTGTTTGGGAAATGGCAGCAGACAATAAGTCTCTTACATTTATCGGGCTTGAATTAAAAGAGCGAGGTCTGCTTACCAAAACAGGTAAAATGTGGCAAAAACAAATATTGTCAACAATTATTAAGAATCCATTCTACAAAGGATATTTAAGATACAGTGGTGAGATGCACAAAGGAAGACATCCTGCCATAGTAAGTGAAAAGTTATGGGAAAGGGCAAATCAAATTCTTACAGCAAAATTACCGGGACACAATTTTACACCAAAAAAACGAGATTATTATTATCTGCTGGCAGGTTTATTGCGATGCGGAGAATGTGGCAGCCATATGATGTGTAATTTTTCAGGCGGACGTGATAAGAATAAATTCTTTTATTATGAATGTAATCGTTCAAAGCAAGCGCTTGGATGCTCTGTTACTCGCATCTCCGCAACGATGTTTGATAAAGAGATTATAAACTTCTTTAAACGTGCATCAAAAGATCAAGAAATTATTACAAAGGCTCTTGGTAATGCGATGGCAGAATCACGAATAAAAGCAGAAGCGCTTGATAAAATTGTAGATGAAAAAGAATTATTGTTAAACGAAAAACGACACAAAGCAAATACCTTGATTAATATTGCAATGGATAATGGAGTATCAAGCGGTTCAACATTTAAAACCAAAATAACAGCATTTGAAGCCGAAATAAGCCAGTTAGAAGACGAGTTAAGCAAACTACAAGCTAAGCGCCGTGTCGAGCAAATGGGTGCCAATTCTGGCGAATTTCTGCACCATAATATGCGCTTTGCCATGCAGTATATAGATAAATCTCCACCGGAGGCACAAAAGAGTCTTATTCGAGCATTGATTAAAAATATTGAAATATTTGATGATAAAATTGGAATTAATATGTATGTTCACATACCAATAGAGGATAATCTGCCAAGCACTCTTGTCCTTAACGAAAAACACCGCACCTTAAATCAAGATGCGGTGTTAACCGATAACGACCCCGTTTTGTTGAGTCGTCAACACTGGCTCCCCCGCGTGGACTCGGACCACGGACCTATTGGTTAA